CCTAGGGGAGAGAAGATCGCTGACTGCGGTATCGAAAGAGATGCAGTCAATCTTATTGGTATGAGGAACCGTCGATGGGACGGCCATTACTTCACATTCAATCCACTCCCTGGCGACATTGTTGATGTTGGTAAGACATATGAGTTGCCAACTGGAGACATTGTTGTTAATATGGACGGAGGTGTTGGAGGATCCTGGCATACTATTCCAACCCAACAAAAGTTGGAACCTTCTGACCTAAAAACATTCGACCCCTAAATAAATTTCAAACTATGTACGTCGTTTATTCAAGAGATGGCTGCCCTTACTGCAGCAAAGTTGAACAAGTTCTCCAACTTGCAGAACTTCAACACGTTGTCTATAAACTTGGAAGAGACTTTGACAGACCAGAATTCTATGATAAGTTTGGTCAGGGTACTACCTTTCCGAGAGTAGTAAAAGATGACGTGCTAATTGGTGGATGCACCGAAACAGTTAAGTATCTCAGAGAACAGAAACTAGTCTAATGGAACAGAACCTCATCGACATCTACGATCTAATTGAACACGCAATCGACAATGCCTTTGAGGGACAACTGAACCTGAAGTTTTATGATTACCTGAAAGATACTAAGATTAAGAAGCATCAGATTGATGAGTTCCTTGATAGTACAACTAATAAGGAACTTGAATCACTTATTGAAGACTTAGAAGCATATCTGGAAGGTGGTTCAGATGATGTTCACAAGCAGTTGCGTGAGGGTTACGGTCACATCCCTAAGCCACAGGCAAGGAAGATTAAAAATTATTTGAATGGCATCATTGAAGATGCTAGGAGATATAGTGATGACCGAAGACCAGGACGAAAGAAGCGCACTAAATAAGTCAGAACCCCATAACATAAATCGGGGTGTTGAACTATTATTAAGAAATAGGAGGAGGTTACCAGAGAAGCCCAAAACTTTCCAAGTGAAGTTTGGTAAGATGGTCTCCTTCTTCCGAAGAGAGATTGTATTCCATCTAAACTTCTACTTGGACATTAGAAAAAAATAGTCTGGAGTAGGAAGATGTTAGCAGTAACTCTCACGTTTGGAACATTGTTTTCCATTATGATGTTTTTTGTTGGAGGTGTGGTAGGATGGCTCGCAAAAGAGCATCAATTCCAAACACAACCAGTTTTTACACATCCAGAGATGTTCGATGAAAATGGGAACATTCTTCCCGATGAAATTTTAGCAGTACGATTTGAAAACGATTATGACTACGACGAAGAAGAAGACAACGACTAAACGTTCTACGACATCTAAACCGAAAGCAACAACCAAGATCCCTGATCTCCCACCTAATCCATTTGTTTATGAGGTCTTGGAACTTGCATCGAAGCAACGTTCTGCTGCTAAGAAGGTGGAGGTACTCAAGAAGTATGAGCATGACTCCTTGAAGAGTATCTTCATCTTTAATTTCGACGAGACGGTCATTAGTCTGCTTCCTGAGGGTGAAGTACCCTACGGCGATGCAGAAGACCAGTCAGTCTTCTCTGGGACCCTCTCAGAGAACATTGCTGCAGAGGCTAGGGGTGGTGAATCTGCCACAGGTCAAGACATGGACGGTAGAGGCAAGACTTCTCTCCGCCGTGAGTGGCAGAACCTTTATCACTTTGTCAAAGGTGGCAATGATTCTCTCAATAATATCCGTAGAGAGATGATGTTTATCAATCTTCTCCGTGGTCTTCATCCACTGGAAGCAGAAGTCCTTATTCTTATCAAGGATGGGGAACTAGAATCAAAATATAAGATTACACTTCAAAACGTGAAGGATGCATATCCTGATATTCAATGGGGAGGTCGCTCATGACAGCAGCTGTACAAGAACAGGAAGAACAAATGGCAGAGTTTGGCACAGGCAAACCGAACATCAATCCTTCGGACTATAGTTGTCAGATTCTGCAAGAGAAAACAACTCTTGAAGCAGCTAATGACAAGTCACTACCAAATGATGCAAGACTGATTTATTATATCGTAGATGGAGTGCAGCATATTGACCTGACCCGATGCAAGAAAACGGTTCAACTCTTTGACATGTACTATGACAAGTATGGAAAGGGTGCAGTACAGAGGATTGAATTTGGATTCGGAACAGTCAACCCCAAACTGTGGGGATATAAAAAACCCGACGACAAGAAAAAGAAATGAGTGAAGGATTCAGAGGTTTCGCTGATGATAAGGATGGCAACGTCCGATTTAATATCAACACAGACGAGATCGATAACATTATCAAAAAATATAAAGGTCTGAAGAAGTATCAGAAGTCTTCTATGT